TTGTACACATGTATGCTGAACCATGCGTGTGTGATACCTGTCATGATGTTAGGAGTTATCTTCGTGACATTTCGCGAGAAATTCAGTCGGGTCCTGTGGATCCGAGTGAAACTGACTCAACATCGACGAACATTACTCAGGCTGAGAATATTCAGTTTGTAGATGGTGCTTTGTCACAATCTGTGGAAATGGGAACTTTTGCTGCAGGTGATTATGATGCTGATAATGATAATGTTGGTGACTTGGGAAAATTCCTAAGCCGCCCTGTTCGTATTGCTAATATCACCTGGCCAGAGTCTACATTTATACAAGTGCCAATTTATCCCTGGACTGCTTATTTTAATACAGCTCAGATTAGGAAGAAGTTAGATAACTATGCTCGCATTCGTTGCAAACTCAAGTTAAAGTTTGTACTTAACGCCTCACCCTTCTACTACGGTAGTCTACGGGCGTGTTACTTTCCGATAGCAGATGAGAGAGCAGCTTATGTGAATGCTGTGGATCAAGTTCCATTTTCACAAACTCCCGGGGTTTATTTAGAACCTCAAAATATGTCAACTGCTGAGATGACGTTGCCATTTTTGTGGCCAAATAACTGGTTGGATGCAACCAAGATTTTGGATTTTACAAATATGGGAACCCTGCAGCTGGTTCAGTACGCCAATTTGCGTTCAGCAAATGGTGTTACTGGAACGGGCGTAAACATATCTGTTTATGCTTGGGCTGAAGATGTTACTGTAATGGGACCAACCACTTCACTAGCACTTCAGTCTGGACCAGTTGATGAGTACGAAACCTCTTCTGGAACCATTTCGGGACCCGCTACTGCGGTTGCCAATGTTGCTTCAAAACTAACAGATGTTCCCGTTATAGGAACCTTTGCTAGAGCTACAGAAGTCGGTGCTAGAGCTGCAGCATCAATTGCAAGGTTGTTTGGTTTTTCCAATCCACCAATGATTGATGATGTGTGTGCTTATCAGCCGAAAGCATTTCATGCAATGGCTAACGTGGAAACACGTATGCCTATTGACAAATTATCACTTGACCCAAAGAATGAAGTTACGATAAACCCGCAGGTTGCGGGAATCGAAGAGGGAGACCCTTTGGCCTTTGCTAATTTACTCACACGCGAGTCATTTTTGCAAGGTACATTGTGGTCAAATTCCTCAACGGTTGACACACTTCTTTGGTCTTGTCAAGTGAACCCTGGATATATGCTGAGCGGGGGTGGGTATTTTACTACACCACCTTGCTCACATTTTTCCACTATGTTCCGATACTGGCGCGGATCCCTTGTTTATAAGTTTAGATTTATCAAAACGCAATATCACAAGGGCCGAGTGTTGATATCTTGGGACCCAACTGGTGGCAATGTTGCGTCTAGCGACACTGAAACAACCACCCTTACTCGCATCGTGGATATAGAAACGGAAGACGAAATTGAATTCGTTGTTCCCTATAAACACGTTGCACCATATTTGAGTTGTGTACAACAGACAGGTACTCTGTCTAATGGTGCTGCACCTGTGTACACTTTTACTCCTGGCGTATTTAATGGCGCCTTAACCATCAGAGTTCAAAATATTCTGACTGGTCCTGCAGCAAACCCACAGATTGATATTCTTACGTATGTTCGTTGTGGTGAAGATTTTATCTTTGCCGTACCCAAAGAAATTGGGGAAACTTACACGATAGCTGACCCCACAGGGGTTATTCAATCTGGGGCTGTTGATGATCCAGAAGCGATCGATAAACGCACACACGATATTGATGCACAAGTTAGTGCAATTACAACAGGTGAAACTGTTGTTTCAATTCGTCCGTTGCTGCATCGTTCAACTTTGAGCACTCAACAAACCGTTGGTAACTATAGCAGTCCTTTGTTTACTGCTAATGCTTTAGCCGCCGGAATGAACTGTTATTGGAGAATTCCTCGTGGTGTTGGGCGTGATAAATATGGTTATCAAAATGCTATTATTTCGACAGTCTCTGTTCCATACAGTTACTGTTTGAATCATCCTATCGACTGGACATTGAATTGTTTTATTGGTGTTCGTGGAAGTACTAACTTGCACGCAACACTAAATAATTCAGTCACAGCCGCCTCAAGTGGCGGTATTGTGACACCTTTTAGTGCCCAGCGCTTGTTTAGCAATCCTGTTAGGACTATGCCCGGTAACAGGAATGGAGCTAATGCAGCTTATGCTGCACCAGGTTCGAGTATCGCACGTGCTGCGAATGCTACCACTAATTCGTGGCCAAATTGGTCCACTTTAGCAACTGGTGGTTCGCTGACGAATCTTGCTACACAAGCTACTGTGTCTATTAATGTTCCTCAATACGAGAATTCCAGATTCAAACTCGCTTGGCGTAATTCACGCCCATTGAGTATGGTCACGAATGCTGATGTATACGATGAGGTCTGTTTTAATACACAGTATCGACCCTCTTCTGCTTCTTGGTCAGAAGTAGCAGGTTGGCCGACTATCTCAGTGTACTATAGTGCTGGTGTAGATTTTACACCAGTTTTCTTTCTGTGCACACCGAGGTTGTTTGTAAACACCAACCCGCCTACCTATGATTAATAAGTAGAATGATGAAGATCAATAAACTAAGGTCCCCGTGTTCGATGCGCGGGATGCCTGACTTAAACAAAGGTGTACCATTTGGCCTAAAGGCCTTATGGGGGACATCTCGTTGGTATCACTATCCTTTTGAGTGGCGCATTATGACGTCCGCGTACATTAGGAGTGCTGTGGAGATTCGAGATGAATAGATTTCAGTAA